TAAGTTTTCTGAGTTTCCAGCTCTGTAGCATTACCCGCCACGGGGACAAGTTTAAAGAGCTTCCGGCTCCGACCGACCCTTGTAAGGGGTCGGCACCAATAACACCTTGGCAATGGAACACGACCGACCGCACTTCCGAAGGACCCTGTGAAGACCCTCCGGACAACGATTCAACCGTCACACGCCTGGCACCACTCCAGGAAGAAAACATATTACTGCGATACTCGTCGCAAAGCTCCTCAATAGAGGGGACATCCATGCGCAAACCGCAGGCCAATCCCATCCTAATGAACTGGTCATAATCATCTCTCCCATGCATAAACAGCTCTCTAGCCGCCACACACAAATTGACTCTATCTATCTCCGCCTCTTCCTCAGGGGTCTTAGGGTTACCAACTCGGTAACAAATTCCTTTAAAAATCGAATCCCGGTTGAGGGGCGCCGCTGTAAAGGAAAAGTCTCCATAGGAAACATTCCTAAACCCACGCTTGAGAAAGGTAGCCTCTTCCATGACAATATTGCGCAATTCCTCCCCTTTATGGGCGGAAGTTACAACATATCCCAGCTCACGCATAGCAAGGACCATCTTCGGCAACCTCATAGGACAAAGGACAGAATTGGACGTGAGATTGTCATCCCCCGTTCCAGTGAGGATCACATCCTGGGCAAACTTGCCCCGCTGTCCACCACTCCTAAAGTACGAATACGCCAAGCCCTCGTACTGGGCCCAAATGTTGAAAAGCATGGTTATAAATAACCCCGACAACAAACAAGAAGAGCACGAATACACCACCGACTCCATAATCAGATAATAATGAAAACAGGAATGAGCCAAAAGGCCCACCTTGTGAACATCAACCTGACTGTAGCCAAGTGCTCGCGCACAACGCATCATTCTGTTGGCAAACCGCTTCGTCATAACGGTGTGCCGCAGATCAAAAGCTTCTTGATCCAACTCCCAAATACTTTCCTTACCAATACTCTCTTGTCTGTGCTTCAGAGCCGCCCACTGCGGCGACCCTGGATTCAAAGCCATAAAGAAGCCCATAGCAGTACCTTCATCAGCTAAGAGGGCATTTATGGGCCCCATATACCTCTTAAGCACAGTATTGAAACTCTTGTCAGTAACATAAAAGAAACGCGCCTTGTTTTTCCCGTCCACGTCAGCAGCGGGATACAGCTCGTCCTTCAACGTCGCTTTAGCAACAACACGCGGAACCTCTCCACGTGAGAGAATAGCTTCCAACTCATTCACCTCTTGCAAGAAAACTTCATTGACCTTGTAACCGCCTTCGATCTCGGTCACCAAGTTCTTCTTAGTCACACCTTTAAGCCTGAGGGTAGGCCCCACACTAGTGTTAGCTTCCGTACCGTTAATGTAATCATTGCACGGCTCGCCAACCAACGCCTGATACAAAGTGAGAGGCCCTACTTTGGGCTTACCGGCACACAGCCTGGTAAAGCCCTCAACGAACTCATCACCC